CCATTAAGGAATGTTCCTTGTAATTTATTAAGTTCTCGTGCCTGTGTAATTAAAAGTGGTAATTCATGAGGATGATCTGTCAAGAATAATTTAGTAAAGGATGGTGAATTTGTTTTTTCTGTTCTTTCATAAGGTAAATTCATGGAATCAAAAGCAGCAGCTATAGAAGCAGCTGACCAAATTTCAACATGAAGGCCTGTAAGTTCATTTATTCTTTTTATCAGCTTCTTTTCCTTGTTCTTGAATTGTTCTATGAGGCGCAAGGATTTTGGGATATCCACCCTCACCCCTCGTTTTGTCATGCTGAGAATTACATTAATTAGCCTACACTCCATGTCATAGATTGTCTGTAGACTATCTATAGTAATTTCAGATGATAATTTTTCATATAATCTTAAGGTAAGACTAGCATCTGCTTCTGCATATTCTCCTACAAACTGAGATGGTAGTTTATACATTTCACTCTTAGGATCTATCCCAAAAGCTGATGATGCTTCCTTTAGTTTGATCTCATTTTTATATTCTCCTAGATAATCTCCTGCAATACTATTTAAGGTATAAGTAAATCTATTTTCATTAATAAGAGCAGTGGCAACCATAGTATCATGTATTCTACCCTTAACTTCTATTCCTAGTGTTGAGAGCCATCCAATATCATACTGTGCATTATGAAACACTTTCTCAACTGAGTCGTCTTCACATATAGATTTAATATACTCTACTACTCTTTTTTCATCCATATTACCACTCTCGTGGCGAATAGGATAATATCCTGCAAAACCATCAGCTGCAACGGCAATTCCAATTACATAACCTCTTTTCGTAGGCCATCCTGGACCTGCCTTGATTAGTTCCGTATCACATGTCTCCAAATCAATTGCCACGCGGTCATGCACTGATAAATCAGGAAATTCAGTAGGTGCAACCCATTCTGAGTCTATTGATGGTGGAAATAAGCTTCTCATTTAGCCTCCTTTGCTAATTTCATAATGTGTTTTCTAGATATTTCTCCTCTAATATCGCCTAAAGATTTAGGATATTTATCTTCCAAAAGAAGCTCAGCATAATGAATAACTTTTTCTATATCCTGCCTTCCTCCCTTGATACTGTGTCTAGTAATATACTTGACAATATTTCCCTCATACCATCCAAGTTTATTCTTGACAATATAATGGCTAGGTTGAATAGCCATTTTTTTATAATGATCACCACCTATTTGCTTTTTATGGGCACTCATATAGGGAATCCTCCGTAAGATTGAGGTTGCACTACATGAAGTGTTTTCTTGGCTCTCGTTATTCCTACATAAAATACACGACATTCATTGTCGGGATTTTTATACATTGACAATCTTGCCTGTCTAGACATGTCAGTTAGCAACATTACATTATCCGCTTCTCCCCCCTTGGATGCGTGGATAGTGCTTAGTTGTATTTTTGGTTTTTCTGTTAGGGAATATTTTCTTATTTCCATGGCACGCACAAAATCTTTATCATTAATTCCTACCTTATCAAAAGCAATGTCCCACGGCTGTCCAGCAACTCCTCCTATTAATCCTTGTCTCATTACTAATTCCTCAATATCATATCTTTCTTGCGTAGCTGTCTTTAACCCTTTGTAACCGTGCTCTATACCAATCTGCGTAGACATATAGGAATAAATATCCTTTACATCCGGTAATTCTATTGATTCTCCTTTACTTAATTTATTCCAGGACTCAACTGCATTGAGAAGTTTTTGAGATACAGGCAACTTTCCATTGCGTGTATATATTGTTCCTTCCGAACGAAGTTTTTTTTCCATATGATTAAGAAGATACTGGGTTCGCCCTAATATAAACCATGTTCCTTCTCTTTTAAGATCAACACTTCCAGGATAATTATGATATTGAACTAAACCATTTTTGTTTGTTCCTTTCCATTCCTTAGGATGACGATATTTAACACGATCAATAATTTCCTGTGACAAATTTTGAACAGATATTGGGCAACGGTATGACTGCTTAAGAACTTCTTTATTTCCTTTCATGTTAATAAAATGATTTACGTCTGCTCCTGCAAACCCATAGATAGCCTGATCATCATCACCGGCACTATAAACTTTTTGTGCATTTGCTTTTATTTTATCTATCATTTTATGCTGAAGGGGACATAAATCCTGTACCTCATCAATAACAATAATATCTAGGAGAGGAACTGGACCTCTCTCAAGATATTGTTCAATCATGTCGGTAAAATCAATAAGATGTCTTTCTTTTTTAAATTTTTCAAAGGCATCATGGGTCCATTTAAGTCGTGCCCATCGGTCCTCCATATTTGTCTTATTATAATATTCTTGAAGACTCATGCATCGCATTCTAGCTTGGTTAACAGCTGTTAAAAGTTTATCATCAACTGTAATAATTCCTCCCGTATCTCCTCCATGCCCTATAGAACCTAACTCAATACCAAATTTATTTCCAAATTCTTTGTAATGTTTTTTAGACATCACTTGTGATTTAGATAATCCTAGTTCATGAAATGCGAGAGAATGCAATGTCCTAAAGTAAGGAAGATGTTGTTCTTCTAGATTAAATTTCTTCATTGCCCGGGACTTCGCCTCATTAGCCGCTTTCTTTGTAAAAGCAAGGAATGCAATGCGGTCCGGATGGACACCACGTACTATTTCCTCTTCTACTAGTTCAAGAAGGGTATAGGTCTTTCCTGTCCCTGGAGGACCAAATATAATGTTATTTGATGGCATTTCTTAACCTCTTTTCCTCTACTCTATGACAACGGGAACAAAGCACATCACATTTTTCCCATTCTTTTTTTATCTTTTCAAATTGTTTCCAACTTGTTCGCCAATGAGATGCTACAGCTATAATTTTAGTTTTTGGATCTCTATGGTGAAAGTCTAGAGCCTCTGCTTCTTTGTTATATCCACAGTGACTACACCCACGACTAATTTTTTCATCGGCCATAGCTTTACTTATCTTATCATAAACTTTTTTCTTATTAATTTTGTTAGACTTTTTTTGTCTTTCAAATGCTTCAGGACTCCTGAAATCTTCATATTTCTTTCCTCTTTTTGTAGTACATCCAACAAAGATATATCCATCTTCTCGCTCTTCTCCGTATTTTAATTCTCTTTTAAAATGGTATGCCATCATCCTTCTCTCCTTTCACCTCGTGCTTTGAGTCTGACTGCTGATATGCAGGAACCCACCATACACGAACAAAATTCTTTTTAATATTCCATCGGTGATGCCTGTCATCATCCTCCAGCTTCTCTCCTTCTTTAAGACTCTTTGATTGCACATCTCTTATGCGTGTAATGACCTGGCCAATATTGTAGTCAGTAAACTTATGTCGTGCTAAGAAATCCATGAGATCATTTAACCTAAAATAAGTTTTACCTTTCTCTGTCCATGGCTTATGAAAGAGAACATCATCTTGGGTGAGGGCCTGCGCACGACCAGTACAAAACTCCTGGAGATGCGTTTCAAACTGACCGGAAACAGATCCATCGTCAGAGGCATCAATTTCAACCATATCCTTGCTTTGCATTAAAGCATCAATTTTATCAGTCCATGAGGATTGCTTTTCAAAAGCAGGCATTAAGTTCAAAACATTCATACAGATTCTCTGAAATTTTTGTTGATTCTGAAGTTCCTCTGTTTGTAATTCTAATCTCGTATCTCCTACTTGTAAAAACCATACAGGAGGGTCTGTTTTTAATTTAGATAATCCTGTTATTTCAAGAGGACCATTTCCCCCACCTATTCCATGTTTTCGAGTTCGGCATAGCTTAGCGTTGCAATAGGCATTGATTGGTGGCTCTTTGCATCTGTAATTATAAGTTTTTTTCTCTAGTTGTTTTTGAACAATCACGACTTCCTGGGCACCAAGTGGAGGGTTCATATAGTCACGGTTATGATCCTCTAATAAAGATTTCCAGTTGTCTGGATCAAACTTTCTAAGATAAACTCCAATGTTAAATAGTCCATTGTTTCTTGTTCCTTCAGGAAAGCCTTGAGTACATAATTGCTGAAGACATGGTGGACCATCCTTGATTACTTTTTGAGATATTTCTATGGAAATTTTACTTATGTCTGAAATGACATAATTATTATATAAGTTAATGAATTCTTGTAATGTTGCTGCGGTGCCATCATCTTTATATGCATAGCGCGTTGTTTCTTTAGCATTGTAATAAGGTAAGTTTAAAAAATTTCCCAAGTCTCCTTTTTCTAGTAGAATGCTTGACTGCTTAGGAAATAATTCTGCATTGGAATATCCTATGCTAGCTGAAATTTCTTTTAATTTTTCTCTAACTAATTTAGCTGCAATAGGCTTAACAAAAAATATAAATAAATGAAGACCACCACTCTTTGACCTGCAAGGAACGATGGGCAGTTTAAGTTTTCTTATAGAAGATATTATTTTATTATAATCAATAGGATAACTATCAATATCAATGCAGCCCCACTTGGAAGTGTTATCAGCCCTAATAGGAATGATCCCCAAAGAAGGGCCTTTCCCAGCAAGGTGCGCCTTCCATAGTTCATCTGTAATAAGCTTTTTTTCAATGTACGACTTTCCTTCCTGCTTACCGTCAGCACGTTTCCCTTCAGAGCGGTGCTGACCATAAGCTCTATCTAAGCCTTCAAATATAAGTTTGAATTCTTCCACTAAACCACCAATAATGATACGCCCTAAAAGGGTATATCGTCTTTATCATTAGGAAGTGTAGGTGCTTCTTTAGCAATCTCCACTTCAGCTACGGGTTTAGCTTCAACCTCTCCTTTTGATGCAGCGGTAGAAAATAACTTGGATTCATTATAGATTCCAGCATCCTCAACTTGACCAACTTTCTCAATTTGATACCCAAACCAACTACCTCTATCATTAGACTCACTAACAGTAGAGAGCCTATAAATCATGGCGTATGTTGGAGGGGTAAACATCCCAGATGGACCCTTGATTTTTTGAGACAGCATTAAGCTATTCCATCTTCTGCTCTTTTTTAATTGAGTAGAAGTCATGCTGATAACAGATTGTGAATAGTTTCCATCTTTCCCAAGAATCATGACATAGTGATAGGCTGTGGTTGCAATATAATTACCATTAGGTAATATATCTTTCCTGGTCATAGCGTCCCTTTTTGTTTGGGATAAAATCCCACTATCGGCGCTGTGTCCTTCCACATATCCACCACCTTGTTCTCGTGGTTTCCATTCCACATAGCGTAGTTGATATAAGACAGGAATAACATCAACAGTATCACTTACTTCTTGTGTGACAGTGTTATAGAATTGTCCTACCTTTGCTCCGGCTACGTGCTCCGCTTTTGACGGATTTATTTGGGGGCTTCCTGATTGAAGAATATTGATGTAAGGAATTGCAATGTCCCTTGATACGTCAAGGTTGTCGAATCCGCTTGCAGTTTTAGAATCACTAGCAAGAGTTGCTAGATCAAGTGTTGCCGCTTTCGCGACTGCCTTAGTTTGTGCCATATGGCCGTCCTCCTTTAAGTTTTAATCGTTGTTTTTTGTCCGACGTAAGCTCCTAACAGATCCATAGGCAATTTCTTGCCTGCTTCATGTTGCTCACGTATAAATGTGAGCAACATGAAGCAGGCAAGAAATTGCCTATGGATCTGTTAGGAGCTTACGT